TGTCTGATTCGCCCCAGTTACTCCATCCAGAACAACTTCCGTGTTTGCGCCGTCATCAATAGCGATACTGCATTTCTCGTTAAACAGCAAGTTAGCCCATTGCTCTGTAATGCTTTTTCCTGATTGCAGGCTGGCCCTCCGGCATGCAACATGCCTTATACCGTTCCATACGCGATAGTCGTGAAAACCATCTACCGATCCCTTATACCACGACCTCCACAGAGTTATGTGCCGGTCCATGCTGCTGTTAATATCATAACCCATGTCGGTTAGAAACTTCACCAGTGCCGATTTATCTACCGCCATGATTCCCGCCTCTCCTTCAATGCTTTAGGATTCGCATCTAGCCTCCTTGAAAACCGCCTGTATTTTCGGCCACTGTCTGGAAAGCCAGTCTACCATTTCTTCATTTATTGCCCAATTTGGTCGACTACTAGAATCCCACCCAAGTCCAGCCTCAAATAAAAAGGCATGAATAATTTCATGCCTTTTTGCCCTCTTCAGCACACATCTCATATCCTCTGGCGTCTCTGGCTTTCTCGGTAGGCTGTCCTCCAGAGCCACAACGATCCTTCGTACTGAATCATCGCAGTAGCCATAATGGTCGGCTAGATATTCGTCCTGTTTTACGTCTTTTTCGATTATCGTCCAGGCACTCCCCAGAATATTTACCGCTTGCTTGTATTCACTATCTGGCTTCATTGAATCCTCCCCGCTAATTCTAGCTGCTCCATGCTTGAGCAAATGGAATACTCGTAACCATCAAGCGAGTCTATGTTGCTTGTGCCATCGTCAAGACGGACGTCCTTCACCTTGCTATCGGACCATACAGCCATTTTGAATGCGTCCTGCAACTGCTTGCATTTCCTGTCTATCTTCATTCGCTTTTGAGCAAACAGAGAGCACGTCAGCACGATCCTGTCTAAAATCTCGTGCTTCACGCACGCCTGTACGATACACCGTAGCCTACGCCTTGTGACTGAATTTCGCAGTCCTCTGACCATCATCATTTCAGCGTTGTCTGCAAAGCATGTAGATAGCCCGTATTTTTTCTCTACCCTTTCGATCATATTGATAAGCTCGACATAAAGCTGCTCCGGGTCCAGCATATCTGTAGAGTAAAACTCATCTATGACAACAACCTCTTTATACCTTTGCGTTATCGCTACAGCTACAGCCGTATTTGCTGATTTACCATGACCCCAGTCCACACCGATAAAAATCGCCGCCAAGCGCTTGCCATCGTGCTTCAAGTATTCATCTGCATCCACAAGATAGGCTTCCGGATTATTGGCGAAACTCTCGTATATGACCCCTTCAGCCTGCTTTCGCTGGCCCAGTATATCGCGTTTGTACCATATGGTGTCTTGGTCATATGTTGAGATACGTTGACGTAGTTGTTCGTCACTAATGCTCATGTTGTCCGCAATGGTGAAGTGTCCGTAATTGTATCCGTATGAGTTGTTTTTTTCCTGATTTAATTCATGATGTTTAAGAATCTCCTCATAATACCAGTGTGATTCGGCTTTGGGATTTAGGTCATGAAACACCTTTCGGCCCGGACTTGAGAGTGTACGGTCAAATACCTCTTTCAAGAATATTGGCGTACACTCATTAGCTTCCGTGACATACGCCATGCCGTAGGTGTTGCCCTTAATCAGCTTTTCATCTCCCTTTTTCCCGCCTCCGGACACAAGCACTATCTTTTCATCTCCGCGCAGCGTCTTGATATAAAAGCAATCCCTGTTTTGGTATACACCAATCCTGTAGGCCCCATCAAAGTAATTCATGAGGCCGTAGCCGTCGCAGTCGATGATGTTCAGCCTGGCCGTGGCTATTGATACCCCGGCGATCAGGTGCAGGCGGCCGGGGTGATCCTCCAGGGCGGCACAGAATGCCATCACCTGCAATACGTTCTTCCCGCCGCGCTTGCCGCCCTCAGCCACGTTAAACCATGAATCCATGCATCGCAGCCAGTATTCCTGCTGCCTTTGCGAAAATGGCGCTGGTTTATTCATCTGTAGGCAACTCCCTGTTTGGCACTGGATTGCGCATGAGGTCGGCTAATGTTTGGATATCTTTTTTCCTGCCCTCGCTCGTATGGCGTTCCGTTTGACCAAGATTAAGGTAGCCCTCCAGAAAAGCGAGTGATTTATGCCTGTCAGCAAGCTTGATCTTTGGGCCGTGCGGCCCTTCAGATACTTCGCTGATTAGCTGCCCATCAAACTGATCGCTGTCCTTAACCAATACAGTGCTGCCCTGCACCTGCGCAAAGTCAGTGATGTCGGCAAAGGCGATCCGGGCATGCAGTTCTACAATGTCATCATCGTCCACGCCGATGGCGGCGGCCTTGATATCCCGTAGGCGTATTAGCTCTGCTTGAATCTTAGGTTTTATAAGGGTGCGAGAGCCTTCAACCATAGCCGTGTTGTAGGAGCAGCCGTATGCTTTCAAGTATGCCTGCGTTGCGTTCTTTATCCTGGAGTAGTACAGGCAGAAATCCTTTTGCTGTGGGGTTAATTCGTCATTCTCCTCCACCGCTGCCGCGAGCTGTTGCTCTATCGTTTTGGGTGCAACCGGTGGCTGTGATGGTTGCAACTTTTGGGTTGCAACTTTTTTGCTTTTGGTTGCAGGTCTGGTTGCATCTTTTTCATGCCTCCAATACCGCGCGGCCCAAGACTTCACTGTGCTTTCCGGCACCCCGTGCTTCACGGCGATGTCTTTGTATTTCATTCCGGCTTTCCAGTCGCGCCGGGCGAGTTCTCTTGTTTCCATCCTGCAAAGCTACCACCTCCTGCTTAACTGTTACCACTGCCCCTCGACGATGATATTTTCCTGGCCCCATATGCCTATAGGGTCGTTCATGCCGAAATCCTGTATGCTTTTCGCGATATGCTCAATCTGCTGCGGCGTGTGGGTTTTGGGGTTTTTATCCCAGGGCCGCAGGCTGTCGATAGGAAGCCGCTCGATCTTCATGCAATCCCTCCAGGCATGGCAAAAGCCCCGACCATATCAGCCGGGGCCTTGATGCAATAATTCACAGTACGATTATATCACAGGATGTTTGCAGGGTCAATGCGGACTTTTTGCGGTTTTACTTCAGCAGGATGCAGTCGACGCCGAACATGATAGAGGCCAGGTTATCGACCGCGGTGTCGAGGTCGTCGTAGACCGTCCTCTGCTCGACGGCATACTTGCCCATGAGTTCATCCACCGTCAGCATAGGCTCCGCGATGTAGCGGTCGTACATCGTCTCAAATCGGCGCTTGGCCACCTCTCCGCAGCTGTTGTATACTATGTTGCGGTAGGACGCGATCATGGCATCCACGTGGGCCACAATGAGATTTGTCCGCAGGGCGCTACGCTTGATGCTCTCCACGATCGCGTCGGCCTTATTGGTGGGATCGTACATGAGCAGGAGGATGTCGACCAGCTCGTCGGCCTGCTCCGCGCTGTAGACGGCGTTCTCGGCCATCGCCTTGAACTTGTGGTAGTTGCTCAACAGGGTTTTGATGTTCCGCAGCCGCTTGTCGTGCTCTGCCTTGCGCTGCTCGGCTTCGAGCTGTGCCCAGCGCTCCATCGCGGCGGCGGCCCCGGCCTTCCCGGCGGCCCGGAGTTGCTGTTCGGTAAGGTTCATAATGACGCTGCCCTCCATATGTTGTTATTTTTGACTGGTTAAAAGATAATTCCGTCTGGCTCACCGCCGAGCAGGTCCACCGCGGCCCGATATGCCTTGAGGCTCAACCCCATTTGCTCCGCACGATCCCGGTCCCGAAGGTCTGCGTCGCGGAACTTCTGCCGGACTTGCTCCGGCGTTGGAAGCCATGCCCAAAACTCGACAGGGTTGTTCCAAAAGCTTACGTCGTGTTTGACCCACATCGACCCGAGCTTTTCTGATTCATCAAACCACTTCGCAGTAATAGGACATGGAGAATGTCTGACAATCACAAGGTATATACCAGTGCGCGGCGGCTTTTCCTTCGCAGTGTCGTGCCATTGCAGTACGCTATTCGTCATACGGCATCACCTCGAATTCGTAAACACAGCAAAGCGGGTTGGCGTCATATCCGAAAATCGGCAGGTCTTTTTTGGATCTCAGGGAGTCCCAGAGGCGAGCCCATTTGTTTCGAATAAACTGCTCTTCCGACATTTGTCCTGGAATCGTGTTAGAGTTTTTCCATTTCGCAAACGGTACAAGTCCCATACGGCTTTCGTAGGTTTCCTCAATCTCCAAGCGTCCTGTGCCTTTTTTCAGCAGGGAGCCTTTCTCTTGATCTATGCCTTCCGCAAGGATTTCTTCAATGGTCAATTCCTGCGGTCTTTGTACCTTAATCCCGGTTATGCGAATGAAGATTCTGGCGGCGGCTTTTGGCATGTGGATAGAGGGCGTCCACCCCTTTTTAGGCCAAGATGGGGTAGCTTTTGGCAGGACGTGAGAGGCTTTGTACAGGACGCAACCGTCGCCGTCTCTATCCATCATTCGACCTTCAGGGCAAAGAACCTGGGCATCCGAAGAAGTTCTTGTATCGCTTAGCCTGATACCGCAACATCCCATGCAACAGCGCTCAGTGAAGGTTTCGCGCACATAGAGAATATCGCCGATCTTATGGCGGGGCTTTGTGATGCAACTGCGCCCGCTGCAAGCGTAGCATTCCAGACATTCCAGCGGTTCCGTATACTCCCCATGCACGCTTCTTGGACGGAAATCTTTCCAGTCATAACCGCTTATTCTTTCAGCCGTAGGATGATGGCACTTTGGAAACTTAATTATCCGCATGGTGCGATTCTTGACCCCGCGCGGCGGCAGCTCCTGCACCATTTCGGTGCAGAATGATATTCCGCGAGCGCTGGCGGCAAGTAGTTCAAGTCTGGTCAATGTGCAACCCTCCCATCAGCAAAATAAGGGTTCGGTATCTTCGTGAAAAACGCCCAATATCCGCCGCCGGGCCAGTCGCAATGAAGCGGACTGCCTATATAAGGCTCCTCTGCAATCGGTATATTCCACCATAAACACGTCCCATCGTCTTCATCCCACTCTTCGGCGGGCCGTAGGCGGAAAGCATCTATGTAAGGATTTGCGTCGGACAGCGCATCCAGCAGCACGCGCTTGCCCTGTCGGGCGAGGCCGATGCCCAGGTGGATGGTGGTAGTGGTTTTAGCGCACCCGCCCTTTTGATTCAGGATTGCGATTATCTTTGCCATGATGATTTCCCCTCCTCTTAGATCAGATTGAAAGATTTTACGATTTCAGATTGAGCCACAAAGCAGGGCGAACACCACCAGTCCCACGACTGACACCGTTGCCATCGAGGCGGACATTGCCGTCACGGTAGACATACGCGGCGCGACCCTGAGTGCTGCCGGGCGACCGAAGCCACCACCAGGACCCGCTTGTGTTGAAATTCACCACGAGTCGCTTGTCCGCTTCGTAATACCATTTGTCATCGTCACTGTCCGTATGCAGCTCCAGGCCGGGGAAATACTTCAGGATTTCCGGTACGCTCAGCAGGAATACATGGTCGTCCGTGGGCTTTCCGCCCGGCGTGTTGAACGGCTCACCATAAAACATCCCCCACGTGTTATCCGGGTTTTCATTGTGTGTTAGGGCGATGCGCGCACGGACCTCTTCGCTGAACCCGTCCAGAAATTCGCCATTCAGGTATGCCCGCAGGGCGCAGTCCTCCCAGGTGACGGGGGTAAGTGTGGCGTTGTAGACCCTGCGCTCTATGATGTCTTCGCAGAGCAACAGCGCCTTGCCGTCGCGCTCCTCCAGCACCAGCCAGTTATATGGGCCGAAGCTAACGGTGGGCCGGTCGGTCCCAAAGTATCTCGCTCTACAGTTTTCGCACATGGTAATTTCCTTTCTAAGTATGGTCTTTTTAGGCGATGAAGCACAGTCAAATCTTGTGTTCTTCGCAGTATTGCCTTAGCGACCGCTTATAATCCCTTGATGGCATCGGCGGCATGGACCGCTTGAATTGTTCGTAGGCCTGCCAGCGTGTCGGTTTGGATAATTTTTGCGGTTGCCGGATGCGCATGATTTGTGTGTTTTGTTCTTTTGGGTTATCTGTTGCACTCACCACGGTATCTCACCCTCTTCACCTGCGTATATTTCATCGAAGTCCAGCTGCGTCGGTGGCTTGTATGCCGGAGGAGGCGCCTCCGGTCCATTTTTGTTATAACCCAGGAACCGCTGGAACTCGCCTTGAAAAAACAGCTTCACATTTCCGGTCGCACCGAACTTGTTTTTTCCGATGATCAGCTCCGCGTCGTTTACCTCCGTATCATCATGACTGTATATGAACGGGCGGTACAACAGGAAGATATAGTCGCTGCATTCGAAGAACGCGCCGGTCTCCTTCAGGTCGTCGTTGGTCGGCTTCCGCCCGGGCCGGTCCGGTTTGCAAAGCTGTGAGAGCAAGATCACGCAGCATTTATTCTGTTTAGCCATACGCCTGCACTGCCGTATGATGTTGTCAACCTCAAGGCGCCGGCCTTCGTCCGTGCCGCTCTGCTCAACGATCTGCGCGTAGTCGATCACAACTACCGCTGGTTTTTCCCGGCGCACAACCGCCTGCATCCGCTCAATCGCGTATATATCGTCATGCAGGACAAACCTTGGCTCGATGCGCTTGAGGAGCCTTTCTATGTCCTCCCTGGCGGCGTCAGTAACCTCCTGGTCGGTGAACCTGCCGTAGTCGATAGGCAGCATGATGCTGGAGACGCGCTCATGTATTTGCTCTTCGTCCATCTCCACGCTGAAGAATACAGCCTTCCCGCCCTCCGGGTTGCGTTGCAGATGTAAGGCGATCTGAAGGGCGAGGCATGTCTTCCCGGTGCCTGGGGCCGCGCCGATGGTCAGCAAACTGGGGAGCCGCAGTCCGCCTATCCTGCGGTCGATCTCGGAGATTCCGGTAAATATCCTTGGCTTTTTCTTTCCGAGCGAAGCGATAAACGCGTCCACCCCGTTTTCCCCCGTCGTTTCACCCTCATCGGAGAGTTCCAGCAGCCGGGACACCTTCGCGGAAAGGTCGGATTGCTGCAGGGTTTCAAACTGCGCTGCATTCGCAATCTCTTTCGCCGTCGTGAATATCCCCCGCATACGGGCTTTTTCGCGGACGATGCGCGCATAGGATTCCACGTTGGCCGTGGATGGGACGGCTTGCGCCATCTGGAACAGATAATTGCGTCCACCGGCCTCGTCATAGACCATGTCGGCTTTGAGTTTGTCGAGCACCGTCAGCGGGTCTATTTTGCTGCCTTCAGCCTCGAACTCCACCATCACGCCGAAGATGGCCTTATGCTGCGGCAGGTAGAAATCATCTGGCCGCAAGATCACCTGCACCATGGACATGCACGCATGATCAATGAGCACCGAACCCAAAACGGCTTGCTCCGCATCCATACTGAAGGGCATCATGAGGGCGTTATCCGTAGCCATCGTCTACCCTCCTGACTTCCGCGCCCAGGGGGCGAGGCTCCGGCTGCGTTTGCGCCGGTTTTTTATTGCGTTTCTCCATAATTTTTTCGACATTCGATAGCACCCAATTCAAATCACACCGATCCCAGGCCCCGCTGCGTCCTGACCAATGCGGGTCAGTGTCAACGATCTGGAAAAGCTCCGTGAATGTTGACGCGTACAGAGTTAAAAGTTTACCGGCCGCCTTGATTTTCTTCTTGCGCTTATCGGATATTTGCTCCGGAGGAGTTGGCAAGGTTTTGCATATCTCAGAAAACAACGCAATCACTCTGGCGTAGTCCGTCTTATCTTCCGGCGGGTTCGCTTTTCCGGCCCCCTGCGCACCATCGCCCACACCTTGCGCCGTCGGCGCTTCCCCCTGGGGGGGTAGGGGGGGTATTGTATTTGTATTCGGATTGGATTCAAGCGGTGGATCACCGTGCTTCACCGTGGATTGCGGTGGACCGCATTTATCAATCGTGGGTTCCGGAAACTTCGATTTCTTCGTTTGGATTCTTTGGTGTTCGCTCCATTTTGGGAAGTATAGGTAGGATTCCCCGTCCACTTCGTAGAGGTTAATGCAGCCCATACCCGCCAAGCCAGCAAGCGCTTCGCCAATATCCTTTTCCGTTACCCTCTTTCGCCTTGGAAAAACAAGGCCTTTGATTAGCTCCGGATCGGCACTGCCGCGACCATAGTCGTCAACATAGGCGATCAGATATGTCCATAGCCTGAATTGAAAGTCCGTCATGTCATTGATGGTTTTGCTCGTTCTGATGGTTTCCTTTATGATTCGGTTGGGCAATTGCATCCCTCCGTTCTTCCGTGTTCATCTTCAGACGTTCGCAGAGATATTCGTCAAGCGGAATCCCGTAGACGTGGTGCTTTGCGTAAAAGGTGTCCCTGCCGATTTTTTCGGCTTCCGTGTGGTGTACGCGGCACAGGGCCATCGCTGGGCATCCAAGATGTATGATTGTGCTGCGATTACGCCCCATGCCGATAGCCTTGACGTGGTAAATGTCAGCAGGGTCGTTGCAGAGGGCGCACTTTCGGTAGTCCAGGCAGTGGTATAGGTAGCGCTCAATGTCGTCGCAATAGCTCTGCATGGGATCGGGGGTAGGTATGTTTTCGCGGAAGCAAAACTCAATCAGCCAGTCGATGAACGCCGAGGCGATTGTCCTGTCTACGTTTGATAGGCTGAAAAATTCCAGGCGTTCATCTTCGCAGAAGTAATACTTCATCAACAGTTTTGCTTCCCATGGATAGTAGCCCCTATACTCACCGATCTCACCTATCAGGGCGTGCGCCTTCTTCTGCTGCTCTCGGGTGATCTCGCGCGGGTCCTTGATGCGGAACTCAATCTCGGAGGCTCCGGTTCTCCGCAGTGTGCGGGCGATGTCTCGGTCAAGGAGAAGGGCAAGGATGAACCCGGCATAGCTTTTGATTTTGCCTATCATGGTTAGAACGGCGCATCCTCCTTATCCTTGGTGTCCGTGCAGGTACACGTAAGCACCTTTTTCGCCTATGTTCGCGTAGATAAAAGCGTCTGCCTTCTCTTTGCTCAGGTGGTTACGCGCAGCCTGAATCTCATAAGCGTATACACCAGCGGCCTGTTTTTGAGTGATGCGCTCCTGCATTTCGGCTCCCTCATGGTTAGCCTCAATCATGTAAAGATCGTAGTTGGGGGCGCTGATTCCGTCCAAGCTGTAGGTATCCGTAGCATAGATCATTTTCGTGCCGTCGCGAAAATGAAGCTTGTATCCCTGGTTTGGTGCGTTGTGGATTAACGGTATAGGGATCGCTTGAAAACCATTGTAGCCGTACCGCCTGCCACACGTTAGAATGTCAATATTGGCCGCAGGAACGCCACAAACAAGCAGTGAGTCAACAATCCACTTGCTACAGCCGAAGCGCAGGGAAGGGCGCTCACGGGCCAATGCGCTTATGCATGAGCGATTGAAATGATCACTATGTCTGTGCGTGAGCAAAACGAGCTTCAGCGCCTTGCAATGTTCCCGGATAGCCTTGAAAGAAACGCCGCAATCAATTAGGATGCTGCCGTTAATGACTACGGCGTTACCTTTGGAGCCTGTGGAAATAATATCGAACTGAATCATGATAGATCATCGAAACCTTCATGACCTTGCTCGAAAGCTTCGTTTCCGCTCGCATCGATGATAACGCGACGCGTCTCCGCTTCACCAGTGATCATGTCCGCCGCTCCCATTTCTTCGGCGGAATACATTCCCTGGAATTCATCCGGGAACGCCTCACGCAGGGCGCGGACTTTCGCAACCTTCTCCACCATCGTAGCGCCCTTGCCGGACCAGTTGGAGTTAAGCTCTCCGCTCCCCTTGGATTGCGCCACCTCGTCAAAGCTTACGCTCATGTACTCAGGCCTGGTGCGGTCTTTTCGGAAAACCCGTGCCCAGCCGCCGACCAGCTTCTCATCAGGGCCAACGAAGCAGCCGTTGCGATGCTCGATCGCCCCTTCTGCGGTTCTGACGATCACGCCGGTTTCCTTGCCGTCATATTGCGGATGGCGTGCTGCTCGCTTAACAAATACGTCTTTTGCAACTACGAGCTGTGCTGGCTTATTGCCGAACTTGATGCAGTATGCTTCTTTAAGGAACGGATTGAGACGCTGTGCCTTGCAAAGCTCAACGAAGAACTTGAACTCCTGCATGGTGATTTTTGCGTCCGATCCAACTAAGTAATTCTGAACGATTGAAGGGGTAAGCTTGACCTCTCCGCTTTCCGCTTGATATGTAACAGTGAGTTCCTGTTTAAGGTCGTTTGCTTCAGATACAGGCATAGTAAATCTCCTTCCATTGGAATATTTTGCGGAGCGTGACCATGTGGCCCCTTGATGCAGAAACGTCAATGTCACATTCTTCACCATCTGGCCCCGTAAGCCTGAGTTTATAATGCAGCATTGGAGACGGTGTAGTGATCGCTATCTGTGACGCATCTGTTTCTTCTGCATCCAGTGATTGCACAGGCGGCGCGAGCGGTGCTTCAGCGATCGGCGGGGCCGTAATCTCTGGATGCTCCTGTGCGGCTTCTTCCACCTTAGCGATAGCGCCGGCACGCTGGGCATCGGCTGCGGCTCGTTCCTCTGCGCGGCGCTGTTCTTCGGCAATGGCTTCATGTCTCCGCGTAACGTCCGCTATGGCCCGTGCAAGGCTCTTGTGGCGCTTGAACTCCACCAGGATTTCCGCGCTGTGCTCCTGCATGTCGATAGTTCCGAGGGCTTCAGAGATAGATTCGATATAGCCGAACACAAGGGCCTTCAACGATTTCAGGCTAGCTGATAACGTTACGTTTATTCCGGTATCGTCCAGCGTAACGAAGTCAATCTCACGTGCAGCGCAAAGCTCATCGAAATACTCATGTACGGCGGTGCGTTTTTCTGCCTTTTGAGATTCCTCCATTGCCTTCACGCGCGATCCAAGCTCTTGATCGGCGCCCTTATAGATTTCTGTTACGCAATCCTTGTAGGCGGCCTCAAAATCGGTGTAGGGCTTGGATACAATGCCCTTCACAAGCTTTCTTCGCTGCTCAAGAAATCCGAACTCCTTGTTGATCGCGGCCCGCTCTTTTTTGATTGTAGCCAGGTTGCTCGCTGATGCTTCAAGAGCCAGAGCGGTGGATACCCGTTCTTCGGCGGCAGTACGGATTTGCTGTAACTGCTCAGTGAGCTGGGGGAGGCTATTGACCAGCTGTGCCCGCAGCGACATGAGCTGTTCTTCGGTCGCGAATTGCTGAACGGCCAACTGCTTATCCTGCGTCATTCGCCGGCCACCTCCTCCAAACTCACCGGTAACTCAATGCCAAGCGCTTCAAGCAGGTCAACAGGATCGGCCGTCCCGATCTCAATGATGCAGTCCATGCACAGGCGCTTACCGTTGTTGATTGCGTGCTTATCGCCATCTGCAATGACATCGCCGCAGGTGTCGCATTTGCATGCTGTTGCCGCGCCAACGCAATCGCATGGGGCATTATACTTTTGTCCGCATTGTTCGCACATAATATACCTTTCCAGGGCTTGACATCCCATGTAAATCGTGATATACTGTTGTTGTCTTGAGGGTGTCCGCATTTGCGGCGCTCTTTTGTTTTTCCAAAAAAGCGCAGGCGGCGGCTTTCGATGTGCCATTTGCGGCGACCTCCGCCTGCTATAATTTCGTCAGTGCGCACCCTGCCGGGTTGCCGTCGATCCCATTCCGCGCTCCCCGGCCTCGTTGCCGTACAAGCATCATGGGCAAATTTGCGGATTTCATTTGTCACGCATGGGGCAAGCGGCTCCGTTGGCGCGCCCACAACCTAGCAGGGGTACTTGCGCGCGTGAGTATTGCTAGCCATAGTCAGGGCGTCGTGGATAGCTCCTTACTATCTCCGCCAGCATCAGGCGGTTGCTATGCGCAGACCCAGCAGGGTATGTCGCCAAAGAAAAAACGACAGGAAGATAACGGGACCAGCACGGGCTTGAATATGCGAACAGCATAGCGTTACCTTCCTATCGTTTTGATATGCCCGTCTTTCCGGGCTGTCAAGCCATTTCGCGCTAGCGTAGGTTAGTGAGTCCTACTTTCCTGCGTTCGGAAGTCAGGCCAGTGGCCAGCTGCGTTCCTATGCGCCGCGCGATGGTGCCTCAAGCAGGGATTGAACCTGCGCAGCCTAGATTTTCAGTCTAGCGCTCTACCATCTGAGCTATCGAGGCGTAAGTCGGGCGACGGAGCGCGTACGTACCGCCGCCCGTATGGAGGGGGCAATGAAGAAAGCGACTAAAGGGTGAGCACGATCTTTTCGCCCAGCGAATACAGCTTCATATCCAGATAGTCCCGGATGGTTTCGCGGGCCTTGAATTTCCACATGCCGCCGTCGGCCTCCAGGATTCCGATTTCGTTGCCCTGCCGGCCCTCGCGAATACGCACAAGGAACTGGCTTTCGGGCTGTTCCACCTCCTGGAATGTACGGTAGGGCCTCAGAGCAACGATAGGCTTGACGGTTTCCTTTCCGACAAGGGCAATACCCTGGTGGACTGTCGTCGATTGCGTCATTCCGTTGTCCGTAGTGCTGACCTTTGCTTCGTTGCTCATACGGCTAAGAAGGTCAAGCAAGTATTCCGTGCCATCGTTTGGCACGAAGCGGCTGCGCAGAGCGATCACGGCGCGTTCGTAGTCGTACCAGTCGTCTTTCCATCCGGGCGCGTCTTTCAGCTCGCAGGCGTAAAGCTCCTGCCGCTCCCAGCGCTCCAGGCTTTCCGTGAACACGTCGGTGTAGACGCTCACGCGGTCGTAGCCGCTGCAGCTGACAAACAGGTTACTGTCCGGATAAAGGTTGACCGCCTCGCGGGAGATCAGCGCGGCTAGGGCGTCCAGACTTGTGACGGTTTTGCATTTCGGGATATTGCGGAGCTTTTCCTTCTCCTGCACGCGGATAAGGGATTGCGTAGCATAGGTCTTGCCGTCCACCTCCACGGTGACGGGCGTCGCGAGTTCGATAATGCGGTTGATGGTTTCCGGGGTGAGTTCCATTGATATGCTCCTTTCGGATTATTGGGTTACGCTACCAGGCGAAGGATGGCGGGCGCTTCCTGTTCGCTGCCATCAAAGCCGTGCTGGCCGGGGATTTGCGGCGTCGCTTCCATCCAGACCGCCTCGCCGTTTCCATCGGGGATCATGTACATCTGGGACGTGATGTGCCCGAGCGGTTCAAGCTTCGAGCTGGCGACGGCTTTGGTGACGACGGACTGCCGGTCCTCGGCGGGGATGAATTCGATCTTCACCGTCAGCGTGCGCTTGGCGGTGGCGCGGGTGTTCATGTCCTGGATGTTGTCGAGAATGCGCTTGGCCTCGACGTCGATCCGCTCCATGACCGCGCCGCGCGAGAATTCGACGATGGATTTCTTTTGCGGTTGCTTTTGTTCCATGTGGGACCTCTCCTTTCTTTAGCAGTACCGGCGCCAGTTGCGCGAGAAAATGGACTGCGCCCGTTCGCCCTTGGCTGCGGGAAGCTTACGGTTCATGTTGCGGAAACCGGCCTGGTCATGTTCGCGCGGGCAATTGAACGTTTCAGTTTGCGAAGCATTTTTGCACCTCCCTTCGTTGATTTGCGTGTGATCGTTTATGCGGCATCGGCAAGGCGTTTTCGCAGCCTCGCGCAGGCTCTGTTGTAAATGCCGCTCACGTTTTTATTTGTACATCCCATAGCCTTTGCGATACTGACTTGCGTTTCGCCACTGCAATATAGGGAAAGAATATAACGGTGTCGCTTATTCAGCAGGCTCATGGCGTGATCTGCAAGTATGCTGTTCTCAATGTTTTTCTCCAACGGTTCAGCGTTGTCCTCCAAAGCGTCCATCAAGCGCTGATCGCTCGTGAGTGACGTTGGCTCTTCAAGCGATACAACAAGCGGGGCGAAACGCCTTTGTCTGTGTACTCTGCTTATTTCGTGCAGTATCTCTTTTGGAATACAGGAACTTGCAAAAGCGCCGAACGAGCCTTTGCTTGGATCATAGTTTGTTGCCGCCTTGACCAGTCCCAGGCTTGCTATCTGACAAAGATCATCGAACTCAATTCCACAATGTCTGTACTTGCAGGCAAAGAAGGTGGTGAGCGGCATGTTTTCGGCACAGAGTAATTCTTGTTCGGCGGTCACTCCCATCCCTCCTTCAGCATGCGTACGCCGTCTCCCAGGCACATGTATCGCAATAATTGGTTCCATCTGAATGAATCACAACGCAGTGAAAATGCTTGTGTATCGAGCTTCCGCAGCTGTCGCAATCAAATTCGTATTCGTGGCATACGACATCTGAAGAGCGCTCGCTTGCACAGTCCATGCAATAGAAATCACCCCGTGCAGTTTCAATGCATTCATCACCTACACAAATCACCGCACCGCATTCGTTACAGATCATCGGGTCGCACCTCCGTATCTGCAAGACGCCGCCACTGCCACTTTTCACGTATCCAGTCGATGGGGACCTCCCATAGGAATTTTCCGATCATGTACGCAATCAGCGGGCCGAAAATCGGGCTGATTATAATCCAGAGCAACAGCCAACGCTTGGCGGCTTCCGTGAGATTGATAAGGAAATCAGTCATTGAGACACCTCTCCGTCCAGCGAAACGCTATACTTGACCGCTATTTCCTTGACGATGGCAATATAAATCTCGATCAGCTTCTTATCGTCGGAAATCACGTCCAGAGGGCATAGTTTGTCACGCTTGGATTTGCATACGCCCTCGGCGGCCATGCGCTGCTGTTTGTTTGTCACCCTGGTTTTAAGGCTCACGCCGCCGCGCTCATTGACGAGGCCGTAAATCTCATTATAAACATCGGCGATATGTTCCGTGCCGCCCATTACTTGCGCGATCTTGGAGACGAGCCGCGAAGCATCCTTGCGCCACTGCGTGGGGCTCAGAGCCAACAATTGTAGCTGGTCATCCATTCTGCGGTTCTGCGCATCAATGGCCATTTGCTGTGCTTTCTGTTGTACCTCGATGTTGATAAGTACCTGGAGCAGCGGAGACAGGTTGCTGATGTCAGCGCCGGTCTTGCGGAAGTATGTGTCCACCAGGGCCCGCTGCACATCCCATGCCAGGTCGTCCGTGAGAGATTTTGTCAGCATGAGGTAGCCGCTTTCCGTAATGAGGGCGATGTCGTTTTGCTGCCGCTCATCCATCTCTCCTATCGCTGTCCGAAATTCGGACGGCGATATTTTGAAGTAGTCCTTGCATTCAGTGAACCGTTTTCGGTTGTCGCTGAAGCGCTTGCGCGCCGTCCCCTCCGGGCGCTGGTGGCACATGTCAATGTCCTTGAATGTAACCACTCGGTGATTCCGGTACTCCTTGACGGTGATATCGGCGTTGCCGATGCGGATTAGGTTGCTCATTGGGTCTCTCCTTTCTATTCAGGACGCAAGAAAATCGCTGGCGTGGTCCCCCTCGCCTCTGAACATGAATTCTCCGCTGTATTCAGGGAAAAGGGCACATACCCTTTTGAACTCCCTGTAGGTGAAGTCCGTTTCTTCGCTTAACTTATTTCTGGCGGAGCCTTCGGAAACGCCAAGCATCTCTGCAAACCCGCGAACGGAAATCCCCTTTGTTGCCAATACGGTCTTAAGGCCATTCAACATGATGTCACCTCCCATTTATTTACTTGTTCCCGTAACTCCTGAACCCATTATATACCGATACTCGTAACTTGTCAAGCATTATTTTACGTTTTTTCGTAAATTTTTATTGACATCGTTTTTTCCTTGGTGTACAATAACTTCAGGAGGTGCGAGATGGATTTTCTGGAAAAACTAAACGTCCTCATGGAGCGTGATGGGCTAAATAAGAGGACGCTTTCTATTGCAAGCGGTATACCATATACGACGATTGATGGGTGGTATAAGTGCGGGTATGATGGGCTGCGGTTGGCAACGGTACGGAAGTTGGCGGATTACTTCAAAACCGACTTAGACTTTTGGGCGAGAGACGAAATTGAGCTCCCGGGAAAAGAGAGGCGCATCCTTGAATCCTACCGGGAGAACCCAGAATCCCAATGGGCCGTGGACAAGCTGCTTGACATCAACTAACCTTTTCCCGCCCCAAGCATGAGCGTTCTTTTTGGCTCCACCAACCACAGGCCGGGGTCGGCGCATACCTTTGCATATGCCTCACGTCCCTGGAAATCGTCTACAACGGCCTGTTCGTCCGGGGCCATGTCTTCATACCTCTCGCGCCCATAGTTCGGAGGGAGCCAACCACGGCGTCTGCTGCCGTATATGTTGAGCTTGTCGATGATGGCCTGGTCGCGGAACTTGATGTGGGTGGTGCCCTTCTTGTAGAGGTCAACCCAAAAATACTTGCATTCGATGTTCCGGGTCTGGAAGCCGGCCGAGGCCGCCTCAATTACGGCGCTTAAATCTATCTCGCCCGTGGTGCCGCCGTCCAGGTAATTCAAAGCCTTTTCGATGTCGGCAAGAATGCCATAGGCTGTGAATATCTCGAACGCCCTCAGCTTGCTGGGCCATTGGGAGAACACGCCCCAGGTCGGGATGATCACCTTGCTGTTGATCTTGTGGGCCTTGTTGGTTTTCCAGCCGTTGTAGTAGTGGATGTTTTTGGAGAAGTATTCGAGCGAGTGTGCACAGGTCAGCTTATCGAACAGGGACATGATCGTGTCCTCAACGCCCTGCATGAATTGTGCGTCCAGCTCCTGCAACAATTGCCGGATGTTGAATTCCGTGAAGTCATAGTCGCCCATGCGTTCCACGGCTTCGCTGAGTTCCTTTTGCAGGTTGCTGGTCAACATGCCGACGAACTGCGGATGCTTGAATAGGGCCTCCCAATACTTCAGGCGTGTCACGCGCAGATATGCGTTGATGTCGCAGCTTTGCAGGCAATTGCGGTCCGTGCCGATGGTCAGCGTCAGGATGCACCTGGAATGGGTTCTTGTTTCGTAATCGTCCAGCATATAGGGGCGCAGGGCCTGGTACTCACGGATCAGGGCGGTGCCGCACTGTGTCTCGAAATCGAACTGCTCCACCATCTCAACGATCTTGTCGCCCATACGCATGAGGCTTTGCGGCGGCGGGGTATCGGCGGCCTGCTCCTTTGCTTTCCGCAGGCGGTCGAAAATGACGCTGGCCTTTCTTCCCTCCGGGATGGCTATGTTGATCAGCGCCACCTCGACGGCGGTCTTGCGCCGGGCGTCGCGGCCCTCGAACTCCCCGGGGAGAAATTGTATCTGCGCTTCCAGGTCGCCCAGCCGGTTCAACAGGGCCTGCCGCGACAAGGTGTAGGGGTTGCGGATGGTTTCGGCATTTAACAGGCAAACGATCTGCCCGCCGTCCTGCATGATGTCCAGCGCGCGGTGCAGATGCAAGTCGCCGTTCTCAAAGGGCGGGTTCATGATGATGGCGTCGTAGTGCTTGCGGGCGGCGAAGGTGAAGAAGTCGTCATGCACCAGGCGCGCCTTAAAGGCGGTGAGCTTCATCATGCGCCGGTACTCGTTCATCTGGCGGTTCTGCCCCGGGGTGCGGTCACTGTGGGACATGCTGTCTAGCTCGTGGTATTTCTCCCGATATTCCGCAAGGCGCTCTGAGCCGAACCGTGCCCGCAGTAACGTCCGCAGGGTTTCGTCAACCTCAACGCAATCCACCGTGGCCGGGGAATCCCTGTAGCCCCTGTCCGTCCGTTCGGCGATCCCCCAGGCGATTGCGCCGTCGCCCGCGCTGGGTTCCAGGAAGGTATAGCAGCGGTCGAAGTCGATGAAGGACAACATTTTCTCAATCAGCGCCGGCGGCGTCGGGTAGAAGCTGGCGGGGATTCCGATTGGGTTCATGCAAAACCTCCTCTTGTTCTCATTATTTTTTCGACCACCATAGCAGCGATTGCGTCAGCGTCGGCTAGAGAGATGCGCGGCGGCGAGTAGTCGCCTTCGAAGTACCGCCGCAGGGTATCGCGCTCTACAATCCAGCGGGCGCCGATTTTCTTTGCCCCAGGTATTTCCCCTGACTTGCAAAGCTTTCGCAAGGTTTCCTGGTCTCCATCGAAAAGGGTGGCAAGCTCGGCGAGAGTTATGAGCACGGGAACCTTGTCCCAGCGGAAGTACGGCTTTGGGGCCGGGGGCGCTTTTTGCTTCGGCTTCGTCGGTATGTACACTTTTTTCTCCGGCATGTCTTACCACTCCTTCCGTTGATAATCTCGCGCCACGTTCGAGTTACGCGCTGGGATCTGGAGCTTGTTTCTCCAGCACCGCCGCCCGCTCGTCCTGGTACGCCATCTCCATGTCGAAAAACTCGGCAACGGTCACCCCGAACACGTCGGCCAGCTTGCAAATTATCGAAGAGTTCATGTCGGCCTGGCGTTTTCCTGCCTCGATGAAGCAGTAGTATTGTCGGGATACGCCAACAGCATCGGCCACGACCTGTTGCGTCATTTCAGAATTATCCCTAAGCTTTTCTAAATATTTTCTCACGTGTTCACCTCCATGATTCACTCTGTTGCACCCATTATAGCATGCCCTCCCAGCAATTGCAACAGTTTGAATCATTTTTTTCCATTTTCAGCGAATTGCACAACATGAGCACCAAAAAACATGATTCATCTTGTTGCATCTGTTGACAATGCAACTAATTGTTGCTATAATAGGCTAGCATGGGAGGTGACGGCGCATATTTTACGAGAGATTAAGCATCGTTCGCAAAAGCCTTGGGCTGTCTCAGCAGAATGTAGCCGATGCTATTGGTGTATCAAGGCAGGCTTATACAAATTATGAGGCTGGAAACAGAGAGCCTGGTTACGGAATAGCACTTAGGATCGCCGATTACTTCGGCGTAACGGTAGACTACCTCCTTGGCCGTGATCTGGAAAAAGAAAAAGCCCCCGCCGAAGTGGGGGAGGAGGCTAGAGCGGCAACTGACTTAGCGGCAAGGATTCTCAAACTGGCAGCGGAGGATCAGCGGGTCGTGTTGGCAACGCTTGATGCTCTAGAAGCGAAACAAGATCAGTGATTTCTCGGAGGTCTTCTGCATCCAGTTTCAACAAGCGCTCAACTATACAGGACGGCTCAATTTGGTGGCGGTCGGCATCCATTCATGTATCTTCCCCTTCCATGTTTTTCTTTGGACCTAAATTATACAGAACATATGTACTTATGTCAATGACATTTAAATGGGAATTCTGTCAATTTCATTTTACCGCATGAAAGCGGTTTCGTCAAGAATTTCCACGAAACAAAACGCTGGTAAGTTATTCCAGAGATTTTAATTGAAAGAAGATGGCTTGTGTTTTGCACAAAATGTGGCGCGAAGCTTCTAGAGGGAGCAAAGTTTTGCAGCAAGTGTGGGTTGAACGTCTTGCAGACGTCTCATGTAAACCCAACAGCCCAATCATACATAGTTCCTACTGCCACGCCCATACTGCCAAACGCTCCTCCGCCAGGCGGGTCCTCCAAGAAAGCGTTGCAGCAGCAAATAGTATTTTTAAGGAAAAAGCTTGATGAGCTTCTTCCTTATAGAGAAATCAGAAATATTGACGCAGAAATAAAAACAAGAAGGGTAGCAATTGAGGCTGAAGAGGCTCAATTGAGATTGAGCAGAGAAGCGCTTCAAGCTGAGGCAGCTAAGGCGCGTGAGGAATTAGCAAAGAGCCGTAAGGTTATAAGCTTAGACAGCGAAATAGCAGATCAAAATGACACAGTCGCACGTCTTTCCGATGAGATATCAAGACTGCGGATGGAGACGGAAAAGAACGGTAAGCAGTGCGCGACGGCTCAAAAGAAGCTCGCACGAGCTAAGCAACTGCTTGATCGCGTTCAATACGCCTCTATCTTTGAGCGAAGCTTATCCAAATCTGATGCTAAAGACGTTGACGATCTCGCTCCATCAGTTTTATTGAAGCTCCACTACATGGACATGAAGGACCTTCGCAAAGCCTTCAGGGGGAATCAAAAGCAAATCGATGATTTGCTGAAATCGTACAGCACCCGATATACAACAAAAGCAAACCAGTCTATATATCAGTTGATGGTAATTGCACTACAGGCAGAATTGCAAAACATACTGTATGCCTTAAAATATGAAAAGCTTGACAAGGCCATAGAAGCGCTTGAAAATATAACAAGAAAATACCTTGCAATTGCAAGCAATGGAAACCAGAATATCGCAGGAATAATGACCCGTTTTATTGGAGAGATCGAATATCTGTTTATCAATGCAATTAAGATTGAGTACAACTACTATGTTAAGAAGGAACAAGCGCGGCAGGAGCAGTTAGCGATCCGTGAGCAAATGCGACAAGAGGCTGAAGAGAGAAGGGCGTTGGAGCTTGAAAAGAAGCGGATCGAAGCCGAGGAGGCGAAATTTAAGCAGGAGATTGATCGCGTAGCGGCACAGCTTGCATGTGCCAGCGAAGATGAGAGCTTTATCCTTAAATCCAGAATTCTTGAGTTAGAGGGACAATTATCTTATGTTGCAGTAGAGAAGGAAAAAATCACAAATCTGCAAAACGGGAGAGCTGGAACCGTATATGTCATAAGCAATCTTGGTTCATTTGGTGATAGCGTATTCAAAGTCGGAATGACGCGTAGGTTGACGCCACAGGATCGCATTAACGAGCTTGGAAGCGCAAGCGTTCCGTTTTCGTTTGATGTGCATAGTTTCATCTTTTCCGATGATGCTGTTAGCCTTGAAGCAAGTTTACACAAGCGATTGACTGCAAATAGGGTTAACAAGGTAAATCGACGCAAGGAGTTTTTCTATTCGAATATTGATGAGCTAGAAGCGCTCGTTTTAGGATTAGACCCAACTGCCGAATTTAATAGAACTATGGCGGCTGAAGAGTATCATCAATCCCAATCAACAGACGAGATTTACTCTGATGACTATGATGACGACGATGATGATACAGAATAGCAAAAAACAAAAACGCCCCAGCGTGGCAAGCGTTGGAGCGGTTATTACTGAAAGGATAAATGTGGTATGCATGTATCGGACTGGATCAGGACAAGCAGGGAATCCGCAGGACTAACCAGAGAGCAGCTGGCGGAAAGGATCAATTGCAGCGCAAGCAGTATCAAGGTTTGGGAGAGCGGAAAGCGCGAACCGTCAGCCAAAACCATGATGAAGCTCTCGGGTTTGTTCCCCATGCCGGAGAGCCTACAAATCATGGGGGCAAGTTTTGCTGTGCAGGGAGGGGCGCTGTCCGTGCATAAGGACGTCTATACGCCTGTAGTGCTTCAAAAATGGATGAAAGAGGAGCAATATTAAAAAATGGAGAAGCGCAAACCCCGCGCAGACGGGATATATCGGATTGGGATATACTTAGGCAAGGTCAATGGAAAGCCGAAATATAAGTACGTCTATGATGCCGATCCCAAAGTGGCCGAGCGGAAGGCTGACGATATCCGGGTCCGTATGAAAAAGGGACTCGACGTAACAGCGGAACGTGAAACGTTCGGAGCGTGGGTTGATCGTTGGCTGACAATAAAGCGGTCCGAAGTTGGACCGTCACAGTATAGGTGCTGCAAGGGGTTCGCAAGACATTTTGATCCGCTGTATCATGTTCCCATTTCCAAGATTTCTGCATTTGATGTCCAGGAAATCATTTCACAGCTCGCAACGATAAATCCACACACAGGAAAGCCAACCGCAAAACGTACGCTGAAGTGTATAAAAAGCACGGCATCTCAAGTGATTCAGCTTGCTATAGATAACAGGGTGATTGACTACAACCCAGTGCAAGCCGTAAAAATCCCGAAATCAGCGAGTGAAGATGTAAGGCGGGCTTTATCGGAGGAAGAACAAAAATGGATCATCAATACCCCGCATCGTATGCAAACAGCCGCCATGATCATGATGCTCGCCGGACTGCGGCGCGGAGAGCTGGTGCCATTGCTGTGGGATGATATTGATTTGCAGGCCCGCACAATAACGGTGAATAAAAGCACTGACATGTCTCACGGAAAAACGATAATAAAAAGTGGCGCAAAAACAAAGGCAGGAGCCCGCACCATAGATATCCCCAAAAAGCTTGTCCGCTACTTGCAGGGACTGAGCAATAGGGACGGGCTGGTCTGCCCCGGTATGTCTGGGCATGTATACACATCAGCATACTGGCGCTCCTCTTGGGATAGCTACGTCCTGCATTTAGATATGATGCATGGAGAAAATAAAGAGCGCAAAAGCCGTTTTGATCCAAGATTCAAGGGCGTGTCCATAGAGCGGATTACGCCACATATGCTTCGACACACTTTTTGCACGATGCTCTATTTTGCCGGGGTTGACGTGCTAACCGCCCAACAGCAGATGGGGCATAGCGACGCTAAAACAACGCTTGGAATCTACACCCATTTGGACAGTACGCATAAGCGGCGACAAATGAGCAAACTAGACGAATACCTGGAAAATGGGTGAAATATGGTCAGAGCATTTACGGAATCTGTTACATGTCAAGGGGTTAGCCGATTGTTGCGTTTGCTCACCGGGCAATGGCGCGAACTCAAGCCTGAGGAAGTGCGCAGGCTGAAAGGATAAAAACAATGTAGAGACACACGGCAGTGCGTCTTCAATACAAGCAATATGAACACTGCGGCTATATGTAGGGTGGCTAGCAAGCCACCCGCGCGCAAAACCATAATGATACGCGCTTTTTCCCTCGGGCTTGCTAGCCGCCCCTACAGGCCGCATCTTGTAGATATGATAGCCAACTAATACCCATAAATGCATATAAGAGACGCACGGCCGTGCGTCTCTACACGTTTAAATTGAACCGCCCTATCCCTTCGTATTCATCTGCCTCTGCGCCATCACCAGCCCATAATAGATGCCCTTGCGCTCCAGCAGCTCCCTGTGCGTGCCGCATTCGGCCACGCGGCCCTTGTCGATCACGGCCAGGCGGCTGGCGTGGCGCAGGGTGCTCAGGCGGTGGGCGATGGCGATGGTGGTGCGGCCCTTCACCAGGCGCTCCAGGGCCTGCTGTATCTTCTGCTCGGTCTCGGGGTCCAGGGCGCTGGTGGCCTCGTCCAGAATGAGTATCTTCGGGTCGCGCAGCACCGCCCGGGCGATGGCCACGCGCTGCCTTTCCCCGCCGCTGAGGTTGTGGCCGTCCTCGCCCACTACGGTGTTGTAGCCGTCGGGCAGGCCGATAATGAACTCGTGGGCATTGGCCAGCCTCGCCGCGCGGAAAATATCCGCCGGCTGCGCGCCCGGTTTGGCGTAGGCGATGTTGTCGTAGATACTGCCGGAAAACAGGAAGGTCTCCTGGAACACCACGCCGATGTTCTCGCGCAGCCAGGCGTAGTCATAGTCCCTGATATTCCGCCCGCCGATGTCCACCCGGCCGATGTCGGTGTCGTAGAGCCGCAGCACCAGGTTGATAATCGTGCTTTTCCCCGCGCCCGAATGCCCCACCAGACCCAGCATCTCCCCGGGGGCGATATCCAGGCATACGTCTTTCAGCACGGGCTCGTAGGCCTTGTAACCGAACTGCACGTTGTCGAACCGCACCGCGCCGTCAATGGGGTCGAACACGGGGTTCTGCGCTTGGCGGATGGTGGGCTCCTCGTCCAGGATCTCGAAGAGCTTCACCAGGCTGGTGTTCACCTCCGCCAGCCACTGGGGGAAGTGCGCCAGCCAGCGCAGCGGCTCGTTCATGAAGCCCGCGAACAGGCTGAATTGCAGCAGCATCCCCGCTGTGATCTCGCCGCGCAGGGCCATGCGCCCGCCCAGAAGGAGCATCAGCAACTCCCCCAGCAGCAGGGAAAGCCGGGTCAAAGGGTTCACATAGGCCCAGAAGCGCTCGTTGCGGGTGCAAACCCGGGCCAGGCGCTGGCTGGCGGCGGAGAATTTCGCCACCTCGCGCTCCT